ATATTAAAACAAAACAGAAAAAAAGATTCTGGAAATCTCTTGGAAGAGAAGTAGGAGAGTTTCTTGAAGGTGACGTGATAGTAGAGCAAACGACATCTGGGGTACTAATGTATACGATTAAAAATAATAGCACATCTTCTAGAAACTGTAGTCTAAACTATGCTTCTCATGCCTATACCCACGGATTTCTATGTGGTTTTTATCCAGTGGAATCTCTCGTAACATTTAAAGATTAACACAATGCACCATCACATTATACGATTTTATGTTGAAATAAAAATCAGGAGGAAAGAGTAGTGTTCACATTTATAATGTTTGTTATATGGATTGCTTCAATTATTGCATTGGCTATTGAATATGGCACAGTGTGGCTGGTATTGCTTATTGTTACAACCATTTACTTAGCTATACGTGGCATAATATTCATTGGCTTTGATTTTGATGATTTATTTTAGTGATAAATTCAACATGCACATGGAGGTGAAAACGTGTGGCTTCTAACAATCAATTTAAAGTAGTCTTATTGAATATGAAGCAAGAAGATTTACTAAACTTCATATGGGTGTATGACCAATACGTGCAGAATCTAAACACTGATGAATATCCTGTCACAATAGAGAGCTTCTATAAAAATTTTTATAAAACTCAACTTATTAAATAATAAAAATACCGCTGAGTTGGAGGAGCAATGACTATGGATTTAATTAATATGACAGTACAAGAGAAGTTAGATTACATTATCAATAAGCTTCATAGTCTAGAAAAAGATATCCAAAAATTCGCAAGTGATAGAGCTGATGAGTGGATTGAAACAGAGGATGGATTGCGAGCAATTATCATAAAACATAATAAGTAATAAGAGGTAAAATGTACCTTTACTGGGAAGTAGGTGAAATCATGAAATATCTGCTTATAGGGCTAGTTGTGGTGTTTATAGCACAAGGACTAGGCTATGCCGTGGGAAACGTTATACCTACAGCCTTTAGTGCATCCGCAAACTCATTTTTCTTAGCTATTCTGTTTTTCATCACATATTTAGGAGAAAGTGAAAAGAATACCAAGTAAAAAGTAAATTTTATTGGATGACGGACGTAAAGCGAAGTAAGAGGAGGATTTTATGTCAAAAGAATTGGAAGATAGAATTTCTGAACTTGAGGACTTCGTAAAGGTTTACTACAACGCTTTCCTTGATTCAAGACACATCAATGAAAATATGCGTATTTCACATAATGACCAATATTTCATATACGCAAAAGCGAACAGACTGCTAGGAGAACCGAACGGCAAAAGGATTTAATGAGCATTACGTTGATTTGTAGTCCGAGTATAAGATGCATTATGCTGAAAGGAGGAAGAAATATCACCATGAGTAGATATAGGTACATCTTATGTGGTGTTGTATTGGGAACTGATAAAATATCAGACTATAGACTTATAGGTGGAAAACACATCAAAGCGCCATATAAAAGCTCATCAGGATTGAGAGTTCAAATACCTGATGACTTGGTGCTGGAGAAGTGGAGTTGCGACAACTACTCTACTACGAGAGATGAGCGAACACTTGATGAATTAGGATATGATGTGATGATATGGAACGGAAAGAAATGGGTTAAACACAATGAATTGAAAGGATTAAATCCTCACGAGTTCCCCTTTCCGATGTACGGATATTAATGGCTAAGTGCTGTAGTAAATATGGCAATACAATCTGTGTTTTAAAGGATAGTTAATATATAAGGAGAAGGAGTGAAACTCATTGAAAATAACTAAAGAGGAATTTTTAGAAAGAATTCATAAAGTCGGAGATGAAAATAAGTTAGTTAGACGATTGCTAGATGATGTTGGATACGATAAATTTCCAGAACATCTTATATCGCAATTGCACGAAAAGGCAGGGGTGAAAATAACTGTTATTACGGAGTATTCAACCGTAGATTAATACCTAGTACGACCATAGCGCAATATCATGAAAAGGAGAGAGCTCAAATGATTGAAGTCAGTATTTCGAAAGATGCGGATTGGGGTGGCTCTGGTAAAAGCTTCTCATTAGATAAAGGAGAAATAGAAATTATTCACGACACAGAGGATGGAAAAGACATAGTGCGAGTCACCATCAATGGAAAAATTGAATTTGAGTATGATGTGAATAATCCAGATGAAGAAATTGTTGGATACTTTACATCAAAAGAAGAATGGAAAGAAATCAAAAAATATATGACAGAAGAGCAAATAAGAAATATAGCATACGCTTGACTCAGCAATAAGTCAGAAGATGTGGGAAAACACTATCTAGAAAAAGCAGTCAGATATGCTAATAAGTCAATTCATATAGAATAAGATGAACATAGAGAGGTGGTCAACATGTACTATTTTTGGTTAATTCCGATACTACTAGTGGCAATCGGTCTGTATTTCAGACACAAAGAAATTAAAGAGTTTAACAACGGCAATTGTAGTTGTGGTGGAGTTTTTAAAGCGATTGCTATGGATTCTCAAGGTGGTACTGGCTGGAGCTGTAATAAATGCAATAAATCCATGTGGACATCTTGGATTAAAGTATGTAAGTATAATTGATGCGCATTGGCAAAAGGAGACATACTATGGAAGTTAGAGTGGAGAACGATACAGAGGTCAAGGAGATATCTACAAACAGAATCTTAAAAATCATAGATGCAGTTGAAACGAACAACCAATTTGGTTACGGGGTTTATTTATATAGATTTGAAGGCTTAACTGACACAAGTTTCGGATTGTATAGAAGCGAGTTTGTAGTTTGATACACAGTTCATCTATGAAGCGTGGTAAAGGAGATAAAAATATGGGAAATTTCAAAGTTAAAATTACTGACTCATTCGCTTATGAAATTGAAATAAAAGCAAAAAATAAGAACGAAGCTATCAAAAAAGCAAAAGAATACTATGAAAATGTCGATGATGGATATGTAGGGGTTGCAGATGCAAATAGCTTTGAAAGCACCAAAATTCAAATACTAAAAGATGAATGATATACAGTACGATAGTTATCTGTCTTAATTAGAATATGAATTCTGTTTTTATAAGGAAGGTGAAATCAATGAGCATTATTGAAACTCTTAAACCTTGTCCATTTTGTGGAGGAGTAGCACATCTTTCAATCAGTGATGATGAAGGAAATGATAGGGATGAAGAGTACGAAAACGACCCGTGGTCTGGACTTTCATTTAAGATTCAACATAATCACGATGATAATAAAGGGTGTCCAATAGCTTCTTATAGTGCAGAAGAGGGTGGCTCTATAGGCGTTTACCTTTATGAAAGTCGTGAAGAAGCAACCCAAGCTTGGAATACAAGGAGTTGATAGTATGGTTACAAGAGAGTATTTTGTCTGGTTTAAAAGTGAAGAGTGCCTAGTCATCAAAGTAAAAGATGATGTAAACAGACCCAACAATGACGATTGTGATACTGTATTACAACGTTGGGTCTATGAAAATTATGGAGATACAGAATATGAGTATTTTGAAATTGATTCTGTTGAGGTTATAGAACTCTGATAAGGAAGGTGAAGAAATGACAGAATTAGAAAGAAAACAGTCCCAATTGATTTATAATTTGCGAGACGAAAAAGTAAAATTGGAGAATGCGAATCGTCATCTTCTGAGGGAGAATTACGAGCTACAAGCATTTAAACATCACGCAGAATTCATCTTGTCGGAAAATATGTATGAGCAAATAGTAGAGGAAACAGAAGAACACCTGACGAGAGAAAAAGAAAATGTGCAATAGGGAGGTCAATAAATTGGATAAAAAAGAAGCTAAATTCATGATGTATGATTGGGATGAAGGAGTATTCGAACTACTACCGACAAATAATATTGTTGAATCTATTTATACTGCATGGAACTATGAGTTTGATTTGTATGAAGTTGAAACTGAAGATATCGTCTTTAGTGGTCGAGAGTGCAATGAGGCAAACTCTGAATGGTTAGAACCATATGGAATAAGAATGATAGACGGAGATAGATATAGGGTTCTGCAAGACATTAAAACTGGTGAGGTTTATGAAGCTGAGTGGCAGTCTTAATAATGAAATACTCTGCACAAAGGAGGTACTGTATGAAAAAAGTAATTGTAACAGAAGAGTATGATTCAAAGATAAATGAGCATTTGTATGAAGAAGGGCAAATGATTAAAGTCACTGAATTAGATGGATTTGAAGATAGCTATGCCATATATAGATATGGTGGGTTGGACTGGATACCGAAAACTCATGTGAAAATAGTTGATTGATGGTTGCTAGCTTATTCAACGATGGAAGGGAGAGTTGAGAATGTCTCAAGTGAACTTTAAAGATGACGAATTCTACGGATTATTACATTTTAATGTGATAGCTATGGAGTATGAAAATATGCAAGAGATAGAAGTAACTATAAACGATTTTGATGACTTTATTTTTTATATGAGTAGCTTTTACAAAGAGGATTATGACTCGCTATTTAAGGAGAGCTTAACTGTCGAATCAATAGAATTTGAAGGATTTTCTTTCAAAGGAAGACAGGATAGCGAAAGTTTCTCAATTGATATGACTGATGGATGGAAGCGAGCAACTATCATCTTTGATGAAAAGAAATTCGGTGATGTAAATATTGATAAACTAAGACGAATGAAGAAGATTATTGAGGAGTAGATAAGGAATGAAAATCAGCAAAGATAGATGTTATGTACTACTTTCTATTAAGTGGACTAGAAAAGGCACACTAATGTTTTGGGGAACAATATCAGAAGATGACAACGAACGCTCCTTTGGAGGTTATACAGATGACATAAACGCTTGTGAGAGGTACACATTCGAAGAAGCAAGAAATGAACGTCATTCCCATTATGAATATAATGACGAAACACTCGACCAATTAATGAATGACAATCGAGATGGCACTTGGATAATTCACATCAATGACTTGGGTAATTTAGGTAAGGCTGTTGTGCATTACGTCTACTAGAGCATGATACTTACCAAGTAAAACTTCAATTTTAAAAGGAGGAGAGTAATATGAAATTCAAAGTAATTGAAAATGAAATGCCTGCTTTCGAGGAAGAGTTGAATGAGTTTGTGTCACGAAAAGACATTGAAATTCTCGATATTAAGTATTCAACATCAGGTCTTGCTCCAGACGAAGAATATGGTTGGCATACAGCTAACATGCACAATGTTTTGATTAGTTATCGCCAATTTGAAGAAGTGCAATAAAAACTATATTTTAAAGGAGAATGCTATGCGTGATACAAAACCTAATGACTACACTTTTGAGATAGTGATTTATTCTTTATTAATGCTAGCTTTAGTTGGACTAGGTGTAATCGTTTATCTAGTATTCAGCAGGATATTTTAACGTCGCAGTATGACCCATAGAAAATTTATAGGTAGGGGTGAGAAGATGAAAGAGATTGAAGTTCAACAAAATAATATCAATGAATTAATTAAATTGACTCAACAATACCCAGACTTAAGAATCGTCCCTATGGTTGACAGTGAAGTTGGTGGAGATGATTTTTCTTGGTATATGGGTAATTGGGGAAAGACTGATATTGAAGAAGTTTACCATGAAGATGAAAGAATTTATTTTCGCTCTCTGGATGAGGATGATTTAATAGAGAGGAAAATGGATATTATCTTTGATGAGGAGCATGTTACTCATCAATATTTAAACGATGAAGAGCTTAAAGTGGTTGCAGATAAAGCAACAAAACAAGTCGAAGAATTAGAGTGGGAGAAAGTTATCGTTGTGTATATTAATTGTCCATAATAGATAGGAGGAAAAATATGAACGGCAGAGATTTAATCTTAGAGTTATTAGATTTACCATTAGATGCAACAATTGAAATTAGCATAGGTGGAGACGAAGTAGGTATTGCTGAAGTTAAAACACGATACGGCTTTTCTGACTATATACAAATAGTTATTGATGATAACAGAGTAGAGCTGATAGATAAAACTGATTTAGAAGAGTTGAGAGATGGCTTCGCAACTTTGATAGAGTACGCTAGAGAATTAGAAGACGTAATAAATTCACTCAACACAGAGCTTGCTCGTTTGGAAGAAAAGAATGAATAAATACATCTTTACTTTTGGTTCAGGGCATCTTTATCAAGGATTCTACCAACCCATATTTGCTAGTGATAGAAGTATTGCTCGACTTAAGATGATTGAGCTTTACGGTTTAAAGTGGGGCTTTGAGTACACAGAAGAAGAATGGAATAAAACAATTAAAGACTACTCTTATGGCAATTCTATTAATTGGGAAAGACCATTAGAAGCAGTATATTGTGATTGAGAGGTGTTTATTTTGAATCAGCACAAAGTAATTAAAATACTGGGAGAAGCAGAGCCAATGAAACACAGATTCGACCACATAATAGTGAACTACTGGGGAGTTCCAGTAGTTTTAGAGTTTAACGGTAAGAGAAATGAATCTATTGTATCATTTGACACCTTAGAGAAGGCGCAAAAACTTCAGTTAGGGGATGTGTTCATGCGATGACGAGATTAAGCAAGAGTAAGGAAGTGGAAATAAGAAACAGACTGGACGAAATTGGAGCTAGAATGTATCATGATGTAGTTGTCTTTGATGACATTCACTGGTCACATAAGACTATTAATGAATTGCTATTCATCATCTACACACTACAAGAGTGGGAGGAGGATGGATAGATGTATTTAGAAAATATGTTACTACTGATATTCGCTATTAGTAGTACAAAGGAGGATGAGTGAGTTGAGTGGAGAAGAATTAGAAATAGAAAACGTTGATAGAGCAGAAAGAGTTTTAACTCAAAAGTATGAAACACTATCTAACTCATTAGTAAAAAACTTTGAAAAAATTAGGCACGAATTAGAAACATATGAAATTGGTGAGAAGATTCTTGCTAGAGTCGGAGAAGTAATGTATAAAATTTCTAATATGGATGACATTAAAGAAATTGAAGAAGAAGTGAAATATTTGTCGGATACTTTTTACCAGTGGATATGAATATGAAAATAGATTAATAGGAGTGATAAAATGATTTTAAAATTAGTGGAAGTTAAAAGAGAAACAGGCAATATTGAGCTAGATAAAGAGAATATCAATAAGAAATTTCTTGTAAGTCAGATGCTCACAGGGAGAAGTGCTGTATTGTATTATCTGGATGAACACAATGACATTACAAATATGTACTTGAATACTTCAGGAGTTAAAAGTATTGGTATTGTATATGATATTTTGTATATGGAAACGAATAATACAATGTACAAATTTGAAATTGTAACCACAGGAGTGATTGGTAATGAATAAAAATACTACTGTTTGGATTGTAATTTATGACTATAATGTGTCAGGTGAAGATTCTATTATGGGAGTTTTCTTTTGTGAGAAGAAAGCAAAGGAATTTATTGCAGACTACGTTTTAAAGAATGAGATAGATACTGGTTATTTATATTTATTCTCTAAAGAAGTAAGTGACAACTATTAATTAAAGGAGGTGAGAAGATGAAATTGAATGAAGACTACCATTTAACATTTGATAAATACAATGTTATTTTAAATGAAAAGTATGAGAAGCGTGTAGGGCGAGGAAAGAATGCGGCACTATCTGGAGAATATTCTACTCGTGAAGTTGGATATTTCAGGTCACCTAGAGCAATAGCAGACCAAATTGAAATGCTAACATTGAATAAGTTTCAAGATTTGGAAGAGGTAGTAGTAGAATTAGAGAAAATTAAAGATGAGATGACTATTATTATTGGTGAAGCCATTCAATTTGGAAAAGAGCAGTATGAGAGAGAAGTGGAAGATAAGAAAGAAAAAGGAAGTGTCGAAGATTGAAATTAGAGTTAACTCTGCCAGTGCCGACCTCAATAAATGCTTTATATATTAACCAGTATAAGTGGAATCCTTTTACTAGAAAGAGTGAGCCTACTGGGGCAAAAATCCTATCTAAAGAAGGCGAACTATGTAAAAAGCAAATACAGTTTCATGCAGAAAAACAACTAAGTGAACAAGAATGGGACTATGAATGGACAGTAGAAAAAAACAACTTTCTCTACCAAGACGCAGTTATTTACTTTTCCAGAAAAGGAAGAGATGATAATAACGTATATAAACTCCTCAATGACTCACTAGAAAAAATAACCTATGAAAATGATTCTCGTGTCCTAGTAAGAACACAAAAAATCCTCTATGATACAAAAAATCCACGTATCGAACTAACTCTCTATCCCGTAAGCTATTCTGGAATCTTCAACACTAAAGAAGAAGCATCTAACTTTATAGGAAAATGTGAAAGTTGCACAAGATATTTAAAGGGGCGATGCAGTATTTTAGTAGATTCTTTGAGTGCAACTGTTCGTGAAGAGGTAGGGGATATTAATAATCCAGTCTGTGAAAAGTATAAGGAAAAGAAATAAAAAATAAATTTTAAGTCGTGTTGCATTTAACACTATTAATCTCTATAATTAAGTGAGAGATAGATTCTCTCCAAAAAATAAAAAACACACATAAAGGGAGAATGATTTATTATGACAGAAATTACAACAGAAACTAAGAAAATTTGGAAGCAAGCACCTAACCAAGTAACGGTAGTTGGAACACTAGCAGTTAACAACTTGGTGCATAAAACAGATTTCGCAGTATATGAAAATGGCAACCTAGTGCAAGGTCAGCAACGAACAGGAATTCAAGGTGACATTGTTATTGCAACAGCAGAAAACGAAAAGCATACAGTACGATATAAAGTGATGCAGCTGACAAATGCTGGGAAAGAAAATTCTGTCTATCCTAAACTACTAGCATTCATGAATAGTGCAGTATCCATGGCAGATTCAGCCGCTAATCCAGAGTTGACACCTTCACGAGTTGAAGCTCTAGGTAGTCTAGAGCGTAATGAATTTGGTGGCTCTGATGGACAACTTCGTTCATATCAAGCAATTAAAGGTGCGTACAATCCAGAAATCCTTCCAGCAGACAGTCAAAAAACTGCAAAAGCAGAATTCGATTTAGAAGGATATGTTGCAAAAGTAGTTGATGAGATTGACCGAAGCAATGACAATCTACCAACTGGACGTAAAAAAGTAGAATTATATGTTCCACTATTCAACTCAGTTGTTCCACTTGATTTTGTAGTAGATGAAGGAGACGGTGCAGATTATATCGGAGAGAACTTCACTAAGGGTGCTACTGTTCGAGTATACGGAGCTCTAGTCAACTATAGTAATACAGAGACGAAAACAGTTTCAATGGGCTTTGGTGCAGATAAAGTTGAAGAATTCACAACTTATGTTAACGAGAATAATATCCGTGGTGGTTCTCTATATGAGCCAGATATTCACACAACAAAAATTATTGACCAAGAGCTAATGAAAGAAAAACTAGCAGACCGTGAAAAACATCTTGAGAACCTCAAGGAGCGTGGAATGCAACCTCGTAACAACACTTCTACACCACAAACAGGATTTGGTCATGCCACACCACCAGCTACAGGATTTACTCCACCAAACGTAGGTACAGCTCCAAACTCTAACTCCGCAAGCACAGGAACTCCTAATAACTTATCGAAAGCCGCAATTGGAAAGCTATTCTAATTCATAATCTTAAGAAGTGCTAATGCAATGTAAACAACAAAAAATAAAAAAAATATAATTTTATGAATGGAGAATGATTTTTTATGGTAAAACTAGACATTTTCAACCCGCAGGTATCTAAGGTTGCAGAAGGACTAGAAGGAAAAGCAGTATTGATTTATGGAACTAACAACTTAGGAAAAACTTTGCAAGCGACACGTATGAAAAAACCATTCTATCTTGGGTAAAAACTTGCCCCTTTTATTAGTAATAGTAAAATGATAATCTATTGAACCTTATTGCTCAAGGGTGTATATCTGACGCATATGAACTATAAGCTAAGGAGTGCTAGGAAATGAGCACTAACAGATATGCTAACAGGGGAAGCCTAAGTTGGACAGCACATCCAATAAGGTAATCCTGTGCCAAGCCTGACACTCCCTTTCAGGAAGGTGCAACGACTAGAGTGAGAACTCGTAGAATTGAGAATGAGCTACAATTCGAAGCGGTAGATAAATACTTTATTTTTAAGTATTTAATGATATAGTCTAGTCCCTTTAAAATATCGGGAAACCGAGGGTATAAACGTTGAAATGGGAATTCGTGCAATCAGTGGTGTACCGTTCTTACCTCTAAATACTTGGGTTGATTTTAAACGTATTAATCAACAGCTTACCAATCCAAAGACGTTAGATAAAGCTCGTGAAGCTTATCAAACTATTATCTTTGATGAGGTATTTGCTTCTGCTCGTATGTGTCAAGACTATGTATGTCAAATGAATGGTGCAACACATATGGGAGAGGTTGCACCTCAAGGTGAAGTACGTCCTAACCTGTGGACAGCCTATCAAGCAGAATACTACACAGAGATTAATAAACTTCTAAAGAGTGGATTTACAATCGTATTTATTGGTCACGAAACACGAGATAAAGAAACTAATCAAATTATTCCTAAAGGTGATGTACGTAGTATGGAGCTTGTTCGAGACCATGCAGATATCACTATTTATCTAGCAGGAAATGGTGTAGATGAAAACAATAAAGTAATTAAATCTTCTGCATATCTAGCAGCTACACCTGATTACTTTGCACGTTCACGCTACGACTACATGGACACTTATATTCCAGAGTTTACGGCTGAAGCTTTAGAGGAAGTGGTTGCAGAAGCAGTTCGACGAGAGGAAGAGGCTACTGGCAATAAAACAGTATCTTTCGCTGAGCATTTGGAATCTGTCACAACCGCTGAAATCAACCTTGATGACTTGAAAGCAGAAGTCAATGAAGTTGGAGCATTGCTAGCAGAGGAACACTTAGACGAACTCTTAGAAGTTATTTCTCGTCATCTTGGAAAAGGTGCAATAGTAGATAATGTTAAGATTTCTCAAGTGAATGAGTTAGCAGTAGTAGCCCTAGAGCTAAAAGACTTAGCAATCAAATATAATGTCATTTAATTAAATAGTTGATTGAATAAATGGGTGTAGTTATGTATCGAAAGATATTAGCTACACCCAAATTTTTCAAAGTTTGAGGTGAGAATATGAGCGAAGACAAAATAAAAAAACCAAAGAAGTTAGCATTGGTAAAATGTCCTCATTGTAAAGAAAGCGTAGATAGAAACACAGAAGAGTTTCAAGAGCATAATAAAAGATATTACCATCAAGATTGCTTTGATTTCAAACACGGTGAAGTTATAGAAAGAGATGCATTACACACATATATAAATATATTAAAAGGAACTAAGTTTCCTTCTAGTCACATATTACGGCAGATTAAAGAGTTCCAAGAGCCACCATTTAACTACACCCTAAGAGGAATGTTAACCACTTTAAAGTTCATGTATGAAGTAGAAGGTGTTACAGAAAAAGGTGATAACACTGGAATAGGTTTAATTGAATACTATTATAATAAAGCTAGAGAGCATCATACTAATTTAATTAATATTAGTGAATCTGTAACGAATGAAACATTTAAAACAGAAAAGAAAATTGTCAGGACTGCTCCTCCTAAACCAAGAGTTATAGATTTAATAGATATCGGGGGTTTGTAAGTGACAAATTTATTGCATGATAAAAAATCTACGTTTCAACTATTCGCTGGCTTGATGGCAAATCCAGATATATTAGCAAATACTAAAGAGTATAAATTAAGCACAGATGATTTTCCAGAACAATTTCATAAAATTATATTTGGAGCAATATACAACTTACAAAAACAAGGAATTGAAAAAATCACAAGGTTTGAAGTCGATAATGCTCTTTCTGCATTTCCTAATCAATATCGTATCTACAATGAGAATAATATGAATGGAAATGACTACTTACTCAAAGTTGAGGAGTTTGGAAGTCCAGAAAACTTTAATTTACACTATGATAGAATTAAAAAATTCTCTTTCTTGCGGTCATGTGAAGGAAAAGGAATAGACATTACAGACATATATGATAAGAATGAAGTAGGCATCAAAGAAACAGAAGCTCAACAATATTTGTTTGATACGACACCTTTAGATGACATGATTAGATATGTTGAAGATAAATTTTTAACTATTAAGGACGAGTTTCTGTTTAATAATGGAGGACTGCAAGGTTCTCACGCTTCTGATGGGTTGATGGATATATTAATAGAGAAGATGCAGAAGCCATCATATGGAGCAAGTTTCAGTTCAGGGTTATATACAGCAGCTACTAGGGGAGCTAGACGTAGAAAAGTATATCTCAATTCAGCACCATCAGGAACAGGTAAGAGTCGATTTGCAATATCTTCTATGTTGGCTCTGTGCGTTCCTGAGATATGGGATAGTAAGCTTCAACAATGGGTTCAAACAGGCGCTACAGGTCGTTGCTGTTATATAGGAACAGAACTAGAAGAGGAAGAAGTTAAGATTCCTATGGTTTGCTATGTAGCAGATATTCCAGAAGATAAAATTAATGATGCCACATTAACATTTGAAGAGCAAGAAAGAGTATTGCGAGCGGTAGAAATACTGAAAATGACACCGTTTTGGTTCGAGCCTTTGGACGACTTTGATTTGAGTGACATTGAACATGCAATTGTAAAAAATATCAATAGAAATCAAGTAGACTTCATATCTTTTGATTATATTCATACTAGTATGAAGCTTCTGGCATCTATGAGTAAGTTTAGACTTCAAGAGCACCAAGTATTACTACAGATGTCTATAAGGATTAAAGAATTAGCTAATAAATATGATGTGTTTATCATGACAGCTACTCAACTTAATGGAACATATAAAGATGGAGACATGGATGATAATAGTCTTTCTGGTGCTAAGTCTATCGCTCAAAAAGTTGACATCGGGAGTATCATGTTAAACTTAAATGAAAAAGATGAGGCAATTATAGATTCAATCATGAGTGGAAGTCAGACTGGAACAGGTAAATTCTGCTCTCGTCCTAATATGTCAATAAACCTTTATAAAAACCGAGGAAACAAATGGAAACTAGTAAGACTATGGATAAACTTTAATTTGGGCACTCTTCGGATTGAAGATTGTTTCGCTACAAATTATAAGGGTGAGCCAATAAATGATTTAGAGTCTTTGTATGTTGTATTTGATGAGCAAGAAGAAATGGATTTAGACAGTCTTCCAGAAGGATTTAGAGACTATCTAAAGGGAGAAGATGTAAAAGATGCTCTTCCAGATGTGTTTAATGAAATAGCTCAAGAAGCACCAAAGCTATTCTAGGAGGGGATATAGTTGATAAGACATGACAAAGACCTCCTTAAGCATTCCTTATCAATAGAAGACATACAAACTATACTATATAAGTTAGGCGCAATGAGTGCTGACTACAGCGAAACAAAAAATGAAATTAAAGCAAATACAATATGCCATAATGTTGCTCATGGCGGGATGAATTTAACCTATTATCCAAATACAGACAATGATGACTTAGAGCCTTTGTTTCAATGTTACTCTAACTGTGGCAGTATGGATATTTATAAGTTTGTTAGAACGTCTTTCTCATCAAAAGGAATGGATATGTCATTTCCAGATGCAGTAAGCTGGGTAGCTGACACTACGAATAAAAGTTTTGGGTTTGGGTTTGGACATGCTGAAGTAGAAGAAGTTAAAGAAATTGATAGTGACTGGGACTGGTTAAGCAGATTTGAGAAGAAAGAGAAGCAACCAACTACAGAACTTATAACCTACTCTGATAGAATATTAGATGTTTTTGATAGAGGGTATTACCCACCTAACTTTTTAAATGACAATATCACACCAGAAGTTATGAGGAAATATGATATTATGTTTTATCCTTATGCAGAAAGAATAGTTATTCCTCATAGACACCCAGAGAATGGCAAGATTATATCTCTAAGGTCTAGAGCAACTAGACAATCAGATATTGATGCAGGTGTCAAGTATCTTCCATTGACAATACAAGGACATCTATATTCTAGTCCAAGCTATGAGTCACTATATGGCTATTGGGAGAATAAAGACACAATTAGAAGATTAAAAAAAGTAATCGTGTTCGAATCAGAAAAGAGTGTAATGCAGTGTGAGGCATATTTCCCAAATAATAATTTTAGTGTAGCTTTATCTGGAAGAAATATATCTCAAAGACAAGTCGACATGCTTATGGATTTGGAGATAGAAGAAATTATTCTTGCCACCGACAAGATGTTCGAAAAGATAGATACAGATGAATGTAAGCAAGACATAAACTTCATCTTACGGATGGCGAGAAGATTTACTCCATATGTTAGAGTTTTTGCGCTTTTCGATGATGAAAATAAAATAGAATACAAGTCATCTCCTAGTGATTGTGGAAGAGAGATATTGTTAGATATGATGAAAAAAAAGAAAGAAGTATTAAACATAGAATAGAGGAAACAACATCAAACTAAAAGACAATGCTATGCTGACTCACAAGCCAGAACTATTTTATGAATGGGATTTTGAGAAGAACGATAAATTGGGTTTGGATGTGTTCAAGGCTACTTATGGTAGTAAGAAGATAGTATGGTGGAAATGCACTGAGTGTGAGAGTGGTTATGATATGACTATAAAAGCGAGAGTTAAATTTAAAAGAGGCTGTTGTCCTAAGGGGTGGAGAATAAACAATTCATTAGCCAGCCTATATCCAGAAGTAGCCTCTGAATGGCATCCAACAAAGAACGGAAATTTAACTCCTCATGATGTAACATTTGGAGTAGATTTGGAAGTCTGGTGGTTTGGGACGTGCGGACATGAATGGGATGTAAAGGTATGCAATAGAACAACTAATGGTCACAATTGCCCTTATTGCTCAAATCAAAAACTACTTATTGGCTTCAACGACATGTGGACAACTAATCCCGAACTTGCTTCTATGTTATTAAATCCAGAAGATGGCTATAAGTGCACTTACGGAAGCGGTAAGAAAGTAGATTGGAAATGTTTGGATTGTGGAAATGCAATTAAAAATAAAAAAATAAGTGATGTTTATTATCAAGGAGTATCTTGTCCTAGATGTTCTGACGGGATTAAATTTCCTGAGAAATTTGTGCACAATCTGCTCAGGAAATTTAACATTGATTTCAAGTTCGATGAAGCCCAGAGCTGGGCACAGGGGAGAAGATATGACTTCTATTTTGAACATGAAGAAAAAACATGCATCATTGAAACACACGGAGAGCAACATTATAAAGAGGGATTTAAAAGAGTAGGAGGAAGGTCTCTCCAAGAAGAACAGGAGAATGATAGATATAAAGAAAAATTAGCAAAAGAAAATGGTATTGATAAGTATATTGTAATTGATTGTAGGTGCTCTACTATTCAGTGGATTAAGAGTAGTATATTAAATAGTGAATTGATAGAAATTATTGATATGAATAAGGTGGATTGGGAAGAAACAGGAAAAATATCTACTAAGTCCCTTGTCAAAGAGGTGTGTGATTTATGTATGAGTGGAATGAAAAGTGTTTCTGAACTGGAGGTATATACGAAGTTGAGTAGAGCAACCATTCTCAAATATCTCAAAAGAGGTGTAGAAATTGGATGGTGTGATTATTCAAGAGAAGAAAGTTTGAAAAATACAGGAAAGTCTGTACGCAGAAAAGTGGTGCAACTCACTTTAGACCAAGAATATATAAATGAATGGGAAAGTATTTCTGATGCGTCTTTATCCTTGACTGGAAAAAGAGACTCTGCGACACATATAAGTGCTACATGCAGAAATAAAAGAGAATCGTTCAAAGGTTTTAAGTGGATGTATAAGGAAGATTATGACGAGCCTATGACCTCCCAAGATTAAAAAACAAAACAAGAAATTTTAAATTGAGTATAAACCTAACAAGATGAGGATGATGGTGATGGACACGGAAACTTTATTATATATTGATAAATTAGTTGCAACAGGAGCTATGGGCTGGAAACTTACAGATGTAGGGACATGCATGGAAAGCTGGGCTGACAAAGACGGTAAAAATACTTATATTTTATCAGACTCATTCAATCCTGCAAGTGATATAAACGACACATTAAAAGTGTTAAGTAAATTTGAGAATTATTCTATTGAAAAATATAAGGATGAGTTTAGCGTATATATTAATTCAGGAAAATGTGCAAAAGATGCTTATATGCAAGATATTGAATTAATATACTATGCAAGTAATCCATCTCTCAATCTAGCAGTATGCTTAGCAATATTAGAAAGTATTGGAATAGATACTAATGACTTACTTGGTGGCATTGACAATATAGTCCACTAAAGGTAAGATTATAAGGTAATAAATTTCTATAAAAGAAGATGAAAAAGAGGGATGTAAATGACAAAAACTAGCAATATTTACAAGGTTCCAATTGGAGATTGGTCAACAGATGGACATGGGTATTGTGAAGAGTATTTGATTGAGGCTAACTATTCATTAAAAGAAATGCAAGAAGCCTACAGAAAGACATGCGATACTTTAGGAGTGTATTTGCATCAAGAGTGGAGCGAAAAGAGTAGGCTTCATGGTAATGAAGATTGGCGAACAATGTTGTGTGAATATGAAGATTCATCTATTCACCCTAAAGCAGTGAAAATACTAGTTGAGAACGGTTATGAATTTTCAGTATCTGAGGAAGTCCTTGAAGAATATATTTATTTTAATGGACAAGATACATTTGATTTATTTATGTGGTTCATCTCGTTTAGTTTGCCAGATGATTTCCACTACAAAGAGCTAGACATTCAATCAATAAGTGGATATTGGGGAGACTTGAATATTTCTGTGGGATACGGAGTATTCGAGTAAGCTGCTAGTAAATTAATTTGTTCGCTACTCTTGGTGGGTAGCGAATTCTTCTATACAGTCAAAGAGAAAAAGGAGAGAGCATAGTGAAGTATTTATTTAAGTTCTATTGGAATTGTGGAAGAATGGGTCATGTAGAAGGATTATTTGTGGCAACGGAAAAAGAAGTGAGTGATGCAATGGGGGAAGAAATATACTTAGGGGAAGTATTGGGAAAGCACTCGCAAATCTATGGAACTATTGATGAAAATGATATTACGAAGCTAGATGTATCCCCAGAAGCAGTTGCGGAAGTTTCTAAATATCTAGGAGATAAATGGTCTGGATATAATCCACTAGACTATGTTAAAACAACATGTGAAGATTGTGAAGAGGGTTATACTGCTGATGAATGGTGGTGTGAACATAGAGAAGAGTATGATAGAACCCTATGTCATGAATGCTATGAAATAAGAACAGAAAAGGAGAATGATTAATATGACAAATATGAGAGTAGCTAAAGCTTATATTCAAGGATTTGATATAGCGAAAGAGTTAGGTGTTGATAGTGGAGCAATAGTAACTATAGCAAAAGACAGTCTTTTAGAAGATGGTTCGTTAGAGCTCTTAATTTTCTCAGATTCCATGAGCAACGAGTGGATGAATAAGAGTTCATCCATAAATGACTTAGACGGAACTCCTCTTAGTGCAAACTTAAGACGACAAAGGGTAGGAATAGGAGGACGGAAAGAATGAGCTATATTAAAAGAATAGCGAGCTTTGACAGACAGGATTGGAAGCATATCACATGGCTTACTAAGAGCTTCTTTACTTCATTATTTTTAAAATATGATTGGCATGATGCAAAAGAAGCGCTGATTTTTATTAAGATTCATTTGTACTATGATTCTACTAGAGTAGAAGATAATAAGTAGAGTAATAGGAATATAGATTAAAAAAGAATGTATAAAAATATAAATATGGAGATGATTGAAATTTATACGCTCGGAGATAGTAGTAACAGCTTACTTAATATCCTTGGAACAGTTGCAAAAAATCGTAGCATAGAAGATATCGAAAAATTTCTTAATCCATCTTCTTCTGATGTTATTCATTATAGCAAATTAAAAAATATGGATTTAGCGGTAGAAATGCTAGAAAAACACAAAGAAAAGGACTCAGAATTTGTAGTCGTAATAGACAGCGACGGAGATGGATATACTAGCAGTTGCATTCTATACAGATATCTAAAACGTCTAATTCCTAATATTAAAATAAACTATATTATGCATGAAGGAAGAGCAAACGGATTAACAGAGCAAATTATGGAAGAGATTAACAAGTTAAATCCAGATATTGTAATTTTACCTGATGCCTCCAGTAATGACCTCTCACAGCACAAAACATTGCACGAAAAAGGAATAGATGTCCTCTGTCTTGACCATCACGAATTGACAGGTGAAGAATCTAAATTTGCGGTAGTAGTCAACCCACAATTGTCTCCAGAGCATAAAAATAAGCAAATATCAGGGTGTACTGTGACTTATAAATTCCTTAAAGCTCTGGATGAAGAGTATGGAAATGATTGGGCAGATGATTACTTAGATTTAGTAGCATTGTCGAACGTATCTGATGCCATTGAGATAGTGCATCCTGATGTTAGATATTTGACATACAAAGGATTTGAGAAGATAAACAACCCTTTTCTTAAGGAGTTGGCATTTAAAAATGCAGGATGGACAAAAGGCAAGCTGTTTCCTCACGTTCTCAGTTGGTCTATTTTACCAAAACTGAATTCGCTTATTCGAGTAGGGAGTGCAGAAGAAAAACTCGATATTTTTGAAGCTTTTATTGGGATGGAGAGAGAATTTTATAATACGCGCACAAAGAAAACGGAGTCGCTAGTCCAAAAATCTGCGAGACTATGTACAAATTCATATGCTAAACAGAAAAGGATACGCACTAAATTAGTAGAAAAAATAAAAGAAACAGTAGAAAGAGAAGAATTAGATAAGAATGCAGTCATTTTCCTTACCTTAGATGAGTTTCAAGAAGGGTTAGCAGGTTACATCGCTGGAGGTTTAACAAATGAATATCATCGACCAGTAGTGTTAACTTCGTGGAACAAAAAAGAAGATATGTACACAGGAAGTTTACGTGGATACTCTGGAGGAGCTATCACAGATGTTAAAGAGCTTCTTGAAAAAACTGAGTTGTTCTCACTTTTGGCGGGTCACGGAAACGCGGCAGGTGTCAAGATAACAAAAGAAAACTCTTTAAACTTAAATGAGAAAATTAACTCTGTGCTTCAATTTGAGACAGAAAAGAAATCTGATATAGAAGTAGATTTTGAGATTAAAGGGTCATCCTTGAGCAGTGCATTGATAGATAGATTTGAGGAGCATTCAAAATTGTGGTGTAAAGGTTTTGAATCTCCTCGGATAGCAGTTACAGACATTGAAGTAAGAACGTCTGATATACAAGTAGGAAGCACTATGAAGTTTAATAAAGGAAATGTGGAAATAGTATCTTTTAGTGTAGACCCTGAAATTGAAAGGCTGACACTAGAAAAAGATTCTATTTTGAATTGTACGATTCTAGGAACAGTTGGAATTAATAGATTTTTAGGAAAAGAGACCTATCAGTTGGTCGTTGAGAAAATAGTCGTTAATGAAATAAAAGAAGCCCCAGCAAAAAGAAAATTCCAATTCTAATCACTCACTATTCCTCACACTCATATCACTACTATCACTTCCCCCAACATCGACCACAAAGGAGTAATCGCATATGACTTTAAAAAGAGCATTGTTAGAATCCTTAATAGAAATGAAATCCGACATTATGAAAGAGCTAGAGAGAGAAAAAAGAAATATAAAACAAAGCGAAGATAGACTAGAAATAATTAATAGCGCTATCACCAATCTGCAAGGTGAAGTAGAATTAAAGAACCTAGACATTTTAATCGTTACAGATAATATTGAGCATTCTATAAAATGTTGCAACAAGTTAGATAGCCTATTAAATTATAATATAGATGAAAAATCAACTGTAGCATACACTACAATTAAGTCAAACAATGTCACATATATTTTCCATGAGAAAAACATCCAAACCATAGGAATGAGATGGAACTATCTTTTAAATTTAACGCAGGATGAAGCTTTGAAAAATAAAGATTTGCATAAAACTCCTCCTCACCCTGTCTCAAAAGACAATAGCTACTGGAGTGATACTTTCGAAGTGTTGGACAAATTGGAAAAATGGAGTAAAAATAAATATGGTGGCTATAATAAATATGTTTGACAACCAATATAAATAATGTTACAATCCTATTATGGAGTTAAATCCTGATAGGATTTTTTCTATATAAATTTAGGGGTAGAAATGAAAGATAGATTGACATCAGAAGTCTTAAAGTCTATTAAAGAAAGACTAGACAATAGTAAGCATACGGAAGAGGATGTAGCACTACTACAATGCTACAGCAAAATAAAAAAACACAGAATGGTGGAGTGGCGAATGAAAAAAGTTACATTATGGTACAAAATTACTCGCAATGGAAAAGGGGATGTTATGAGCACACCGTTTAACCACCTTGATGACGGATGGAAAGAGGAAATTCATCCATTGCCCAAATCTAAATCATATACTAATCAAGTAGCATGGGGACGTGAAGAGTGGTTGAAACAGTGGGCATACTTGACTGATGATTTTGTAGTAGAGAGAGTAAAGTTGCAGTAGAAGAAATGAGGGGGAAGCAATGGACATTTATACTGGAAGTAAGATTCAAGCACAAACGCTAAAAAAAGTTGAGCAGGAGCTTGGACATAAACTTACAGAAAATGAATTGAAGGTTTTTTATAAAGCCACAAGAATTGCTATGATAAAAGGCTATGACTACGCAAAGAAATAGGAGTGTTAATATGAACGAAGTGCTACCAAAAAGAGTGTTACTTACTCTTGGAGAGATAAAGCGTATAGGAATATTTGAAGAGTTTTGTGACTCAGAGAAATTTGATAAGAGAGGAATAATCACAGGAGTTTCAGATGATGCGATGTTTTCAATTAAATCTAAATTATTACCAGATGGATGGGTTGTGGCGGAGACGTAAGAATAGCGGAAATAAGAGTGTGGATAAGTCGGTAAAACAAATATTTTATTGGGTAATATTATAGATTCCCTATTGCTTTATTTTTAATCATTTGATATGATGAATATAGATAAAGCAATAGGGAATCTATTTTGCTAGATTGATAGATTAAATAGGAGAAGGAGAGCGATAAGTATGAGTGCAATTAAATCAATTTGGATGCCAGTAAGACGCTATTTATTTTTAGAGGACGACGAGAAATTTCATAGGTCTGATATAATGACTTTAATAGGAGTTTCATCAATTACCATAATTACTTTACTAGTGTGTCTATTTACAGTCGCAGGAAACTATTAAAATTTAACATAGAATGGAGAGAGTAATATGAATTTAAATAAAACAGAAAACTTTGCAATTGATATTGCCAATATGGCATTTGCTGACATATCACAAAAGAAGCAAATTAAAGAGGCAATAATGAGAGAAATAGCTCTATCTTGTCTACACTATTCAAAAAACCCGAAATATAAGGAAGAGATGGATAACTACATTCAGTATTTAAGAATGAAAATGGCATATGAACCATTTTAGGCGGGAGATTTTAAATGAAATTGAATGGAGGAGATAAAATGAAAAATCCAGCATTAGAATTGTATAGTGAGCTATTACAAATGGAAAAGATTACAGTCAGCACTGAGGATTCTGTTAACTTACTGAAGGCAATGAATAAGGCTTTGTTAGCAGGTACGAACCCAGCAGCAATTGTAAGTAAACTGCGCAAAATGGAAGAAGAAGTACAAGACTCTTTAAGTGGTAGAAGAGTGTCTGATATGGAGCATGCACAGAAAATGAATTTATAGGAGGGTGTAGAAATGGGAATGTACTATATTTCTATATGTCATGATTGCCAAAAGCAAGTTCGTTATATGGATAAATGGACAGAAGAGTCAGCAGTGGAATGCCATGAAAGTTTTAAGAAAGACCATATAAAATGCAACGTTGAATTAGGCAATGATTACATGGACGACTCAAAATTTTGGAACTATGTCAGAGTTGATGATAAAAAGTACATTGAATAAAAATAAAAAATGAAAATTAATGCAAATTTGAACAGGAGAGATAAATAAGAATGAACACAATTTATATTTTAACTCAAGGTGATTATAAGTATAAAAGCACTGTTTTAGTTACTACTGATGTGAAGCAAGTGGTAAAGAAATATGTAGAAATTATTGTATCAGATGGATATGGCAAGATTTTTGATAATCCTTATATTGAAATTTGGAAAAATGGATGCGAGGAAGAGTATCACTATAAAGAGTTTCATGAAAATAATAACAATGAGAACCAAATTGTTAAATATCTGAGTAAATTAGGAAGAGAAATTATCCAATAAATTGCGTATTTTAAAACGTATCAGATAAAAATTGTTGAGTAAGGAGAGAGGTAAATGACTGAAAACCAATTGCATGATTTTGTGAAAGAATTGCAAAGAGATTCCGTAGAATTGACTAATTTTGTTGCTGAAAATGCAGAAGAACTAACAGGAGAAGAAATTGACGAATTGGTTGAGGATTTTGAGGGTGATTATTTAAGTTTGAGGGATTTTGTAATCAGAGCATTAGAAGATTAATAAGCAGTATGACCATTAAGTATTATAAAACTAATTTTAAGGGAGGAGTATTAATATGATACATGGATTGATAATAGGATTCTGTGCAGGAGCTATAGCAGGGTACATCTATAGATGTATGAGATTCGAATAAATTGTATATTTTAAATGGGGGAAACATCGTGGGGAATGAAAAAATAATTATTAGGCAGTATGTAGAAAGAATGTTAGACTTGTGGGAAGACAACGACGATTTAGCGAAGTTTGCATCTACGGTATCCGTTTTACACAACAGTGGATACGAAAAAGAGTTTATTCATAAAGTTATGGAAGAGTTCAAAGAGAGCATTGAGACGTCGTACATGTGTTACGGTGGCAATTAATGAAAGACTTATTTGAATGGAGGAGGAAATCATGAAACTGATGGATAGTGTATTTGAAACAATGGCTTCAATATGCATATTTCTTGCTGTCAGTTCTCTTAGCGTATGGATGCTAAGTGGAGGAGTTAATGATTGGGGAGTTATGCATAAGATTTCAATGTCTATGGCTCTTGTTGGTTTAGTGTGTTCTATATTAACACTTTTATTTCTTGTGGTGTGTGGAGCATTTTGTCTTGTTCAATGGTTATATCAAGGAGGATTAAAATGAAATATATCTCACAGCTTACAGTAGAGCAAATAAGAGAAATAATGGAAATATACGCTCCTTCACATACGTATTTAGAATATGAGCGCTTTGAGAGGTACTTGCATGTATCTGTGCATGATTCAGACGGATGTGAGGACAATTACAGTATACATGACTATGATGTACAAGTATTCGACTGGATGGGAGGAGGAGATTACTTAGAGCGATTCAGAGAGAAAATGTTGCTCTGGTTCGGTGAGCAGTATGCAATTGACTACTTATTAGGCTATTGAGAAGAATAGCTATATGCAATGTTGGTAATAATATAATATAAGGGAGAGATAGTGATGGATAAAGAGTTATATGACAAAATTTTAACGCTCATGGCAATTGATGTAACATATGAAAAAGAATATGGTAGCAGATATGTGAAACAGGAAGTGTTTGATGAGTTACTAGTAAAAGCAAATGTATTGGCATGTAACGAGGACTATATTAAAGAGAGATTAAAAACCATCATGAATCAACTAGAAAAAGAACTTATTCAATAACTTGCATTTTTAACAAGAAGATGTTAATATTATTATAAGAAGATTTGATAGGAGGAGAAATTAATGACTAACAAATGGGGCTTACAGTTTACTGAAATTGACCATGAGAATCAAAAATTTAAACTACTACTCTATCTAACAGCAGATGAAAAACAAGCAAAGAAAACATTTGAAAATATTAAAGCAAAATTTAAGAGAAATGAAGGCGAAGCAGATTGCTTGATTGACCTTATTGATGTAGATGACGGTGATTGTATTGTAGATGACTATCCTTTAACTAAGATGCAACTTGAAATGGTTGCTACACTTTTAGGGTTTGAATTGAGCAAGGAATGTATTAGAGAGGAAGATACAGAATGAAGAAAAACAGAGATGAAATGCAGAAAATAGGAGAAGAAATCAGTATGTCCACCTACCACATTCAAGAAGCAAAACAAATAGGATACGAACTTGCTGAAATTATGGCAGGTATTAATACTTTAAATGGACTAGTTGAAGAAGGATTGCTAGATGCAGAGCTCTACAAGGATTATGCTTTGCGTCAAAAGGGAGACATTAAAAGTTTAATTGCTAAAATTTATGCTAATATGGAACTAGATAAAGTTGAGTGTATGTTTGATGGTGTATTTGAGAAGGAGGTTTGATAGAATGTATATTTTAAAAGCTACTCACAAAGGAAGCTGGTTTAGGAGCAATGATGCGTATAAAGAATACAACACAGAAGAGCAGGCACTAGAAATGTATGCAGAAATAGTAAATCAATATCCAAACTCTATTGAAGTTGAAATATTTAAGTCTGAAAAAATTGAATTGTCAACTCATATTCTTGAAGAAGCTCTTAAGCGTGAAGAGGAAGAATATAAAATGAAGATATTTATGATTGAGAATGGTATTTATGAGCATATCGAAGTAGACTTAGACAGTAAAACAGTAAGAAAATATCATCTAATAGATTGATTTAAAAGGGGTGAGAGAGATGAAGGTAGGAAGTCGCTTTATTGTAGATGGTGATTATTATTATGGGTCTCTTGCTGGAGAGACAGGAGTTGTAATAGAAATGGAGGAGAACGAATACTATATTAAAGAGGTACTATTTGATAATCCTATTAAACAAGAGTTGTATATTGAACAAGGAGAAAGATGTATCGACCCAATTTGGCTAATCAGTAGTAATCAAAAAGGTATGAGTGATATAGAGTTTGAAGATAAATTAAAAGAAGCATTAATTTCACTGCTCGAAAGAGGAGAAGTGGAAATACATTCTGATTTGGAAGATGACTATGGAAGAAAGATAATAACAACAAGAGTTATTATTGACGATAAAGAGATATACTCTAGGAGAGTGGATGCTAATGTCTAAAATTTATGTTGTGATGTGCTTGGGGGAACTTGCAAGTGATATGTATTATATTAATGAGAATGATGCAATCAAAGAAGTAGAACTAGCTAACATTAATATGGGCGGAGACTTTTGGTATAAAGAGCTTGAGTTAAGTCAATGAAACTATTTTACAGAGGATGGGAAAGATGAAGAGATACTTATTGTTTGAAATCACCGCATTCTATCCAGCTGGAGGAATGGACGACTTGATGGATTCTTTTGACACATGGGAGGAGCTCGATTCATATTACGAAAAACATGGTGTCGAGAATCTTAATGGTGAATATCAAGTGTTTGACAGAATAGAGGGAAGAGTCTTTAGTTATCCATCAAAAGAAGATATGCATGAGTAGATGAAAACAAGATTTTAACAGACAACAGACATAGAAAAAGCAGAGGATTAGTTTGATGTTTTCAACGAATTTTTCGAGGATTCGTCTATTCCATCGAACTAAGTTATATACTGTTGATATACTATACGTCATAACGGGTTCGACCATTAGATGTTTCATTCAATACACAAACAGTGAGGGAGTGAAAGGAATGGGCTTAGATGTTTATGTTAGCGGTTCAACAATGAGTCATCAGATTGACCAAGAAAAGTATTTCAATAAAAGACTATATAATAAAGATAGATATAATCGCTTTCACATCGACCTGCCAAAAGCATCAAGATTATCAGGTATGTTCAGAGAATACGGAATAGAGTTCGATGAAGATTGCTTTTATGTAAAGAAAGACGATGTACTCAAATTGATGAATCAAGAACTACAACTAAATCCTTTTGATTACAATAAAGACTCTTACGATACGAGAGCCTATTATTTATTGATGTTTTACTTAGAGGAAAACAGAGGGATAATAGAAAGCAATAGCAAAGATGAATTTGTTCTTATATTTGAACTATCTTACTGAACAATTCGAAATCTAATGTGACACAAGGTCGCATACGAGAAATAAAAAAATGGAGGGAGAGGTAGTATGCTGATTAAGGACGAACACTACGCTAGAGCGTGTCAGGATGCCAAAGATGATTATTTTATTTTTGGCATTAATCGGACAGATGAAGACGTAAACGAACAAGCGGAACGCTATAGACAGCAAGATAAAAGGAATGTTGCACCAGAGACACAAACTACGAAATAAAGGGGAATTTATATGAAGATTTTTCTTGCCGAGTATTTTCTTTTTGGAAATCTAACAAAAACAGTAGTGTTGGCAGATGATATTAAAGATGCTATTGATTTTATACTCAGTGATGATGTTGTAGCTTCTGATATAAATAGTTGTCGTGAGGTTGCTGAAAACGGAAAAGTTCTAACTTGGCATCAGCCAGATTAATTACACAGTACGAACATTAAGTGCAGTAAGAAAGGAAGATGAAAATGGCGAATACAGAGGATATGAAGTTGAAATTCACAGTCATTAAAAATGAAGAGGTTTTGTCTTTACCGAAAGGTGAACTATGGATGGAAAGGTTAAATAATATTAGTGATGCTTTAGATGTTCATCATTATCGGGAAGAACCAAAAAAATATCTCGTAATCAACACTGATGAACCTTATGCAGATGAAATCATTGAAATATTAAAACGTAATGGTCATTGGGGATAATCCACAGTACGACCATTAGTTGATTCAATCAAGACACATTATGCATCGTAGAGGGGTGAGAGAGTGAAAGAACTCAAAAATGTGGCTATCTTAAAGGAAATAGGACTGATTACATCAAAAATAAGCTCTTTAAATAGTGAAATATCAGCGACTTGTCATCAATTATCTGGTAAAGACGAACAGGGCAGGTGGAGGTTCGGAATTGTTTCAGTTAGCTTTCCGGTGAAGGGGAACAGTAAGTTAATTGGTTTGCTAAAGTCCAATGATTATACGGTGAGAAGAGTAAAAAAGGCGCAAATTGATTATCAGTATGATGGCTATGTAATGTGGACTATTGCTGAAAAGCATGTTGAGTTAGAATAATAAACTATATCACAGTACGACCAAACTGGTTATTTCCAAAATGGAAAACACCACTCAATAGGCTGTATAAAAATAAAACTGAATAATATCACGATTTTAAAGGAGTGTCAGGAATGAATATGGATAAATTTAGTGACTCTAAATGTAAATGTGATAATTGTGATAACACTGCATCCAAAGTTATTAATATGGATTTAAATAGAGTGTGGTTATGTGATGAATGTAGTGAAACGATAATTAGATTGCTGAGTAAATAAGTTGCAACTAAAATGTGATGTGGAATAAAATAACAATTGTATTGGAGGAATGAGCATGTTATTAACAAAAGAAGATTTTAAAGTAGGTCAAGAGGTTGCATGTAAACACGTTGGCAATAAGGCGAGATATGGTGCAGGTGTTGTTACCTATGGAGAGGTTACGAGAAGTGGTAAGAAACTGGTAACAGTTCAATTAAGCAACGACAATAGTATTCAGTTTGAATTCGAAGAGAGCTTTGAAAGAGACTACCTATTGCAAAAAACCAATATGAGTGGAAATTATGAGCTATTTCCAAGCAAACAAGATTATTTGGATTATGAGGAAAAGCAAGAAAAGCTATCTAAAATTCACAACGCTGTTTCAGTAGTATGTAAAGTTTGCAAATTAAATATTGACCAAGTTAGAAGAATTTATGATATTGTAAATGAGTAGAAAATTATACTGGAGGGAAAAGAATGAGAGAGATTAACACATGGAGAACAGTTCGAACCACTTATATTTATGACGATGAGTTAGAATTAGAAATGCATAAGAAAATTATGAATGGAAGAGGGTATCACGTATTGTCGAAGAGCTTTGAGCCCCTTTATGTGAATAATGATTTAGTGGTAACATATGAGATAAAAGACTTAGTAGACGATATTGCGAGATTTTAACTAGTTAAATCATGGTTTTATTTTGAGAGGAGGAACTTCATTGCTAGACAAGGAGCAGCTGAAGGTGCTTGATAACTACTATCAGTCCAATATCAAACCTGCCTTTGAAGATAATAAGGAAGAACTAAACACTTTCATGAAGATAGCTGATAAGCTCTGTGAATCAGAAGCGGTGTTTGAAGTTACATTCGAAGATGAGGTTCATCGGCAGTGGTCGTGTGAATTTATATTCAGTAACTTTAATGATGCAAAAAACTACCTATTAAACAAAGGCTTCATAGAGAAAAACAGGTTATTTTATAGAGAGAATTATAAGTGGAGTTTATATTTAAAGGCATACATCACACCAAAGAAAGTATATAGCGAAACAGACAATAGTACACCAGAAGGAGACTATTAAACACTATGCTAGCTATTAGAGATTTGTATTCAGAGATTGGCGTAGAAGAATACTATAGTGAGTGTCACTTAGACTATAAGAATCCTCATGAATCTATTATTAAAACTCTCATAGAAAAGGCTAAAAATGATAGACTAATTGGCAAGAATGTGTTAGACTTATGTTGTGGTACAGGAGAGGTCACTCAATTATTGAAAGGTTACAATGTCACAGGAGTAGACCCTTATATGAGCAAAGCATATTTTAATAGAACAGGAAAAGAAGCTTTAAATTTATCCTTTAAAGATATTGTGGAGGGATGTTTAAAGGATAAATTTGATACAATAATTTGTAGTTTTGCATTGCATCTTTGTCCTAAATCAATGCTTCCATATTTGCTATGGAATTTAGGGGAGTGTGCTAAAACATTGATTGTCATTTCGCCCAATAAGCGTCCAGATTGTGATAGTGTATCAGGTTGGATGTTAGTAGATGAATATATAGAAAAACGAATAAGAATGAAAATTTATATGAGAAGTATGATTACCTAACTATTGAGACACAATACTACTGAGGAGAGGATTAACAAAATGAAAAACTCAAACGCAATGATGGTCTATTTTACACAGTATCCGAAGAAAACACAGGATTTCATATTTCAATAGTAAATGACAAAGACGTAGAAGTATATGGATATACAAACCCCCTTACGAATCGAAAAGATGCAGAAACAGCATGCGTTCTTCTAATGGACACATTTAATAAAGCTTATTCAATGCCAAGATATTGAGTGTGTAAAATAATGTTTTTATTTTAAAAAGGAGAATATACATGAGAGAATTATATCAAGTTGTGAAAGAAATGAATATCTACACAAAACAGGGAGTAGACCTAATCGAAGAAGCTTACAACATTGTAAATACTATTGATAAAGGTCTAACAAAGGAAGGTATTACGATTTTAACAAACTTTGCAGATGAGTTCCCATATGAGTTCAAGGAATTAATGAGAGAAAAAGAACGAGTAATGCACGGAATTAGGATTTAGAGTAAAAGAGACTTTTTATTAGCTAAGGACACAGAGTGAGATAAAAAAGGAGCATGGAAAATGGATGAGAAAATAATTAAAGAAACGGTAAAAAAGATGTTTGCTACTGGTGAAATACAAGTTGGTGTAAATATAAGTGATGTAGATGAAAACGAGTTACGCATTACTGTTTTCATCACAGATGGCGAAGAAGATGTTCTGCAAAGCGCAACCGATTTTTATAAAAAAGGAAGAGAGAGTGCAATAGAATGAAGATTTATATGGTTAGATACTTCTATCGAGGTTCTGCACAGAAAGCCGTAGAAGCCGAGAGCAAGGAGGATGCCATAGAGAAGTATGATTCTTGGAAAGAAACAAGAGAAGATAGCGATAAATACAGCAAAGCTCATGGTGCATATGAATTAGACATATTAAAGTGATAAAAGAATTGTTTAAAGGGCGGTGACTAAAATAGAAGAGTTACTATTTGTGATAAATGTTGTGGATTTTGCTTATGAAAAACCTATTGTAAAAGTTGCTTACGCTGGAGCAGATATGAATAAGGCTTATTCTATCTATCAAAAACATATTGCGTGCAGTGACAGAACACAAGTAAATTTAGAGCTTGTGCAAGGAGATAGTGTAAAACGATTAGAAACACACCACTTTAAATTGTAGCAGTATGAGGAGATATAAATATGAAAATAACTCAAATTGAAATAGAAAATTATTGTAAGTCGTTCCTGATGGAAAGTTATAATTTAGATTTAACGATACCTATAAAAATAAACTCAAGAACAACTACTACGCTGGGTTCATTTATACATTCTAAAAAAAATGGAGCAATTCGCCTTGAATTTTCTAAAAAGTTTTTTCAAAATGGTGAAATAGTAGACATATATGATACTATGAGACATGAATGTATTCACTATGCTTTATACGTGAAGGAGAAGCCTTTCAGAGACGGTGACAGATACTTTGAAGATGAACTAATAAAATATAATACAACTAGCACTGGTATGACTGATGTAAGATATGAAAGAAATGTCAGAGTATATAGCTGTAAGTGTGATGAGCATATATTTTTAGCTACAATAAGACCAAGTAAGTGTACAAAGTGTAATAGTGTGTTAGAATATAAAGAAAGAAGAAAACAATTAATGTGAGGAGAGATTAATATGCAAGAATTAGAGATGCAACTATTAAAAATGTGGGAAGATGCGGGGATAAAGGCAATTTATAAATACAAAAATAGAATTAATGCTTTTAGGGAGCCTCTGTTTAACATTGAGCTGTTTAATGACTTAACTTACAAAATGTTCAAGGATGTAGAAGATACAGCGAATAATGCTGACTGTCTTTATGTAGACTATGCGGTAAGTGTTGAAGAGCTAATACAAAATAGATATACGGAGGAGAGGTAAGTATGAATATTAGTGCAATGTTTGAAAATAATAAAGTTATTGTAGCTTATAATCTAACAGATTCAGAGATGGACATATTAAAACATTTGAAAGAGCATGGATTTTTGGAGCTTCGAAATAGTTCAGCAACAGTCACATATAATTTAATAGACTATGGATTTATCGAATTAGATGACGACTCGTGGCACTTTACGGTTACCCTAACGGAATTAGGTAAAATAGTTATTAAATCTATGGAATAGGAGGTGAAATAGAATTGGAGACAATGAAAAGAGTTAAGCATAATGAAATTATGGAATTTATATACGATTCAAAAGAGCAAAGAGAGACGCATATTAACATAATGAAATCTAATGGTTGGGAAGCAGGAGATAGATTGAAGAGACTACACCCCAATGTTAGCATTTGGGGTGCAACAAATGAAGACTATGAGTGGTTTGCTGAGTTTTGGAAGTGTCATGTATAAATTTGGAGGTGGAGAAAATTGAAATTAAAACACAGTGATTTGGGAAGTCTGCGTCAAATTGCAGACGCTCTATGGAAACAGATGAATCTTGAAATTGAGAGAAATGGTTATAGTGAATTAACATATGAAATGGAATCATCGGCATATGGTATTTTAGATATTATTAGCTTAAACAATGTTATTGAAGAAAGTATATTTAAAAAAGAAGAATAAATTGTGATTCTGAAAACTATTGAGATAAATGATAGATTAACACTTGCATAATAATAGGGGAGATGATATGATGTTAACTGTAGAGATGGTAGAGTTTGAAGATTTAACAGAGGAAGAGCAAGAATTACAACCGAACAATGGCAACGGTAAAGAGTGTGCTAATTATATTAAGATGACTAAAGATGGTGAGACAATTATGATTCTATCTGATGCGGTAGAACGAGAAGATGCAACATTCTCACGCGATTTTAGTAATGTGATTGATGCTATTGAACTAGCATATGAAATTGGTATGGTTGATGGAAGAGACGAGAGTATTAAATAAAAAACTATTAATATATCACTTGACGAGTTGATAAGTGTATGATATATTAATAGAGAAGTTAAGAATACAATAAAAAACAGGGAGTGGTTAAGATGAGTGAAAAAGTAGAGCGAGCAGTAGTGCAAGGAACAGTAACATTTACTGTAGATTGTGATTTGTTAATTGGGTTAGTTGAGCCAGAAGTAGCCAATAATAGCCATCTGTTGATAATGTGGCTACAGGATAAGGCGTTCAAGATGATTGATTCAGCTTCAGTAGAGGTGGAAGTTGAATATAATGAAATTGTCAATATTGCAAAAGAGACCGCTGATTCATACACAGACACTATCATTGGAGCAGGAGACTGGAAGAGGATTATGAAAGAAAATAAAGAATAATAGATTTAAAACATAAAATAAAAAAAACATAAACACTAGGAGGAATAACAGATGACGATGGAATTTAAAGAATTTAAGGAAATCCTACAGAAAAACTTTGCAAATATCACAAAGGATACTACGCACTTATTTGAAGTTAGTGTAGACATGGATGAGATGTGGGAATTGTATCAAAGCAGTTATCCAGAGGGTACAAATATGGTGTTCCGAGAACGCCGTGAGATGGATTGCAGTTGCTGTAAAAACTTTATTAGAAATATTGGCAATGTTGTTCTTATTGAAAATGGTAAGATTACAACTATTTGGGATGTTGAGACAGGAAGCGCGACATTTCAGCCTGTAATGGATGCACTATCAAACTATGTTAAATCTAAAACTATTAAAGATGTATGGGTAAATAAGATTAAGAAGTTAGGTGTTAATAATAACTTTGAGAAACTTGAAAATGGAACAGTAACTGAATGGCATCACTTTTATTTAGAGCTTCCTAATAAGTTTGTTGACCATAGTGGGAAATCTGAGGCAGATGTGAAAGGAACGCTTAGAACTACACGAGATGTTTTCAAGCGTTCACTAGATGAGATTTCAGAAGATAGTCTGCTTACTGTACTAGAGATTATTGCTCAGAATTCACTATATAAAGGTGAAGAGTGGCGAAGTGCTCTAAATGAATTCTACAAATACAAGAAAAAATATGACGAACTAGAAACAGATAATGAAAAAGATGTTTATGCTTGGGAGAATTCAGTCAAAGCTGGAGGAGCAATTGGTAGAATTAAAAATCATAGTATGGGGACTCTACTGATTAATATTAGCGAAGGAGTGGAGTTAGACTTAGCAGTAAAGAAATATGAGCAAATTGTAGACCCTGAAAACTATAAGCGCAGTAAGCCTGTGTATAGCCAGAAGATGCTGGATGATGCTAAGAAGACTCTTGAACAGCTTGGTTATTTAGAATCGCTTCCTCGTCGTCATGCAGACTTAGAAGATATCACAGTTAACAATATCTTATTCTCTAATAAAGACTCAGCTAAAACCATTGGCGGGTTGGATGTTTTTGGAGAAATGTCTAGTGATATTGCTGTTAATCCTAAGAAATTTTCAAAAGTAGAAGAGGTTTCAATTGATAAATTTGTAAGTGATATTCTTCCAACAGCAAAAGAGATTGAAGTATTACTAGAAAACAAACATGCAAGCAATATGGTCTCACTAATTGCTCCAGTAAATAAAGATGCAAAATCAATGTTTAAATGGGACAATCCATTTAGTTGGGCTTACTCTGGCAATATGACGGACAGTTCTATGAAAGAAAATGTCAAGTCTGCTGGAGGAAAAGTCGATGGAGTATTGCGCTTCTCTATTCAATGGAATGACAACGAGTTTGACGGCAACGATTTAGACGCACACTGCATTGAGCCCCATGGAAATGAGATTTACTATGGAGATAAACGGAACTATGACACTACTGGTCAGTTAGATGTTGATATTACACATCCACGAGAAAACACACCAGCTGTTGAGAATATTACTTGGACAAATAGAAGCAGAATGAATAAAGGAACTTACAAATTCTACGTGAATAACTTTGCTAACAGAGGTGGAAAGACTGGATTTAGTGCTGAAATTGAGTTCGATGGTCAAGTCCATTCGTTTGACTATAGCAAAGAGCTTAAAAATAAAGAAAAAATCTTAGTGGCGGAAGTTATTTTTGATGGAGAGAATTTCAGTATTGTAGAGAAATTGCCATCAAGTGTATCATCAAGAGAAGTTTGGGGATTGAAGACTAATCAATTTGTTCCTGTATCCGTAGTTTCATATAGTTCGAACTACTGGAATGAGCAACAAGGTATTGGCAATAAGCATTTCATGTTCTTCCTGAAGAGCTGTATTAATCCTGAACAACCCAATGGATTCTACAATGAGTTCTTAAATCAAGAGTTAAATCCACACCGTAAAGTTATGGAGGCTTTATCCTCAAAACTATCAGTTGAAAGTGTAGACAATCAGCTCAGCGGTCTAGGTTTTTCTTCTACTAAGCGAGATGAGTTGATTGTGAAGGTGACAGGAAAGACAGAGCGGGTATTGAAAATTAAATTTTAATTGAGTAACAATGAAACACTATATATAAAAATAAAAAAACCAAATTAAAAGGAGAATGATTTATTATGACAAACACTAACTTATTTGAGGTTGCAGTACGAGAAAAATTACGGTTCACTTATAAGGGATATCTGTCAACGGAAGACGTCTGGGACTTATCGGTCAGTGAACTGGACACTATCTTCAAATCATTAAATTCTCAGCTAAAACAAGCTCAAGAGGAAAGCTTGCTAAATACAAAAACAGCTGAAGATGTTGAGCTGGACACAAAAATTGAAATCATTAAACACATCTTTAATGTGAAAGTTGCTGAAGCGAATGCACGTCTACAAGATAAAGAAAAAGCTGAAAAGAAACAGCAAATCTTAGGTCTCATTAAGAAAAAACAAGACGAAGCAACAGAAGAGAAGTCGGTTGAAGAGCTACTAGAAGAGCTTGCTAAATTAGAAGACTAATAGTATAATGAGAGAGGAGAAATCCTCTCTTCTCTAATAAGTTTTAGTAAGGAGCTAAATATGTTCAAAATAAGAGCAGTTAAACGCATACTTCCCATTATCTTTGTTTTAATATTGTGGGCAATTGGAAGTCAATTTAGTAGTCCTTTGTTTTTACCCCAACCTACAAAAGTAGGGGAAACATTTTTAGGGCTAATTCAAAATGGAATGCTTATAGAATCAGTGAAAGTTTCCTTTTTGAGAATAACTTCAGCAACAATCTTAGCAGCGACCATTAGTATTCCGATTGGACTTCTTGTGGCAAACTACAAGTTCATTGATGATATAATTACTCCAATTACTAGTTTCATGAGATTTATGCCAGTGACAGCATTTTATCCTCTGTTGATTATGTGGATTGGAATTGGAGAGCTAATGAAAGTGTCATTTCTATTATTTGCGACAGTGTTCTTCTTCTTACCAACAGTTATCTTAGCTGTAAAAGATGTAAGTGTTGATTTAGTAGATACGGCTAGAACAATGGGGATGTCGAAATTAAAAGTAATGACTAAGGTTCTTTTACCAGCCTCACTCCCTTCAATATCCCAATCTTTCTTAATGATGTATGGGATTGGATGGACATATATCATTATCGCAGAGATGATAAATACAAATGTTGGATTAGGATACTTAATGAACATTGGTTCAGCACGAGGAAGAACGGATATGGTATTCGCTGCTTTAATAGCTGTTCTAATTGTCAGTTACATTTTTGACACTATTGGTAATGCTACTATTAAAAAAGTGTTTAAGTGGAAGTTTATTCGAAAATCTGAGTAATCTATGAGGCGGTGAGAACAAGAATGATACAGGTAGATAACTTGAGTGTTTCTTTTGGAAGCAATAAAGTCCTAAACAATTTGAATCTTGATTTTGAAGATAATAAAATATATTGTGTATTGGGTCGTAGTGGTACGGGCAAGTCAACGCTATTAAGAAGTATTGCTGGATTGATTGTACCTTCTGACGGGAAAATAGTTTACAATAATAAAGAGATTACAAAACCAAATGAAAATATATTTATGATGCATCAAAACTATACAAACTTTCCTTGGAAGGACTGCATGGAGAACGTATTATTCCCAATAAAACTTAAACGAAAAGCTACTAGAGAAGATTATATCGAAGCTACTAAACTTTTAGTTAGGGTTGGATTGGGAGAGCACATCAAGAAGTATCCAGAGCAACTATCAGGCGGTCAAAGGCAACGCCTATCTTTAGCCAGAGTCTTAATGAGCAAACCTAAAGTAATCCTTATGGATGAGCCATTGAGTGCCCTAGATGATAAGACAAGAGAAGAGATGCAAGACCTTATAATGAATCTTCAAAAAGAAACTAAGAATACAATTATTATGATTACTCACAGTAGGGAAGACGCCGATAAAATGGCTGACCATATAATTCAATTAGAAGGAGAGAAAGTAAAATGACAAAGAAAAAATCGTGGTTAGAAAAATTGAAATTAGTAGAAGTAGAAGAGGGTTTTAATCAAGATGAACTGATTGAGAGTTTGCAGACACAATCACAACAGATGGATGCATATATTCCACCTCAAGAATTCTCGCAAGCAATCTATCAATTTACAGAAGAAGACTTCTTGACAGTAGAGGAAATCTATGGGAAGATTGAGATGTCAGATTTAAGCAAGTCAATCTTCAAGATTGAGGAGTTTAAGAAACATTTTCCTGACAGTCTGCCTTCTGAAGTAAAGCGTCAGACAGTCATTGGCATTTTAGAGGCAGCTGGACTAAGTTTAGAGGAGTTGATTGAAGATGCAGAAGGGCGGATTAATGCTCTCAAAGGAGTTTCAGTAGTAACCAATGAAAAAAGCAATCTAGTTGTTATGGAGAAAGAGGAAGAGATTGATAGTCTACTGAGTAAGATAGACTCTCTGAAACAAGACAATATTGATAGAAAGACAGCACAAGAAAAGCAAGATAGCTTAATTGATGAGGAATTGGACAAGATTGGTCAAATTTTAAAGTTTATCTCATCTAAATAAAAGGAGGAAATAATATGGAAATTATTGTTTTAGGAATTATTGTTATTGTATTAGCTGGAGTGTTCATTTTTGGAGGGAAACCTCTAAGAGTATTACTCAAGGGATTTATAGGGGTATTTATTGAAGATAGAGCCAAAACTCCAGAAGGTGCGGCTGCGGTCTATAATCAAGTTATTGATAAAGCTCAAAACGATTATGCTATAGCTCACAATACTCTTCAAAAAGTTGCAGGTCAATTGGACTCTTCTAAAAAGAGTGTAGTATCTACCAAAGATAAAATACAGAAATCAGAGGAAAAATGCGAGGCATTTGCGAAGGCTGGTCAATTTGATAAGGTAGACTTATTTGCTGAGCAACGCGACAATCTTATCGAGGAATTGGGGAATCATGAGAGAGCAGTTAAAGAACTGGAGCCAATTTTTGAGGAAGCTAAGCGTATTAGTAATTACTTAGAGAAAAAACTAACACAATTAAAAGCAGACAAAGTTCGCGCTATCAATGACCTTAAATTAAATAAACAGCTTAAAGATATGTATGATGATATGGAAGAGTTAAAAAATACTACAAATATTGATAAGCTTCTAGGCTCTGTTAAAGAGGGAGTGAAAGATTCTCGCGAGCAAGCGGTAGGAGCTAGAGTTGTACACGGCAACAAGTTATCTACTAAAATTTCAGATGCGGACGAAGAAGCAAAAAAGCTAGTTAGAAATGATTACGCTGAAGAATTGAAAAGAAAATATCAAAAGTAATATCACATATGACATGAGAAAAGGATGATGAAAATTGAAGATGATGAAAATGACCTTTGCTGGAAAGCTTCTTGCTTTTGTTTTAGCTATAATGGTAGTTCTTGGATGTACGTACTTTGCTGGAGGGTTTAACTTCTTAAAAGATGTAGGGAGCTCAGTAGTTTCTGATGGTGGTAATTCTGATAATGGAGTAGCCAAAAAGAATGGCTCTAAAAAATCAAAAGCATCAGATGAAATCAATATTTCTATTGACGAATGGATTGGTTGGTCAACAATCATTTCTGCAAATGGTGGTTTAAAGACACAAAAAGGCTCTATTTTTGATGAGTTAGGAATTAAAGTTAACATCAGTGTTATTAATGATGCAACACAATCTTCAAACGCATTAATTAAAGGAGATATTGATGGTGCTGGATACACGGTTAATCGCTATGCTTTCTTATATCCTAAATTTAAAGAGAATGGTGTAAATGCAGTAATGCCATTCATTACAAACTTCTCTTCTGGTGGAGATGGAATCATTGCGAAAGACAGCATTAAGAGCGTAGAAGACCTTGTAGGTAAGAAAATTGCAGTGCCTCGCTACAGTGAAGCACAAACATTGGTATGGTGGTTGTTGAATAAATCAAATCTAACTGAAAAAGAAATTGAGCAAATTCACAATGACATGGTATTATTTGATACTCCAGATGACGCAGCTAAAGCATTCTTCGCTGGACAAGTAGATGCAGCTGCAACATGGCAACCATATTTGTCACAAGCACAAGAAACAACTGGAGCTCGACTATTATTCTCTACAAAGGCAGCACACAACATTATTCTTGATGGGATTGTATTCGATAAAAAATTCCTAGATGAAAACAAAGAGCTAGTTTCTAAATTCATAGAGGGTACGTTACTTGCTATGCCTCTATATAAAACAGAGTTCACATCGGTTAAAAACTCAATGCCACTATTCTCTACTGAAACAAATGAGAGTATTGCAGAAATGGCAAAAGATGCAGACCTTGCTGGTTATGCAGAAAACCTTGAGCTATTAGCTTCTACAGCTAAAAATCTATTCGTTGATATGAGCGACATTTGGTCAGCACTGGGTGAAAAATCCATGTCAGAAGAAGTAGATAACGCATTCGAAACATCTACGTTAGAGCTACTATCTAATAAATTTGACTCGAAAGAAGTGCATGGTGCTCCATCGTTTACAGAAGAGCAACGTCAGCAAGCTCAACAGGTTGATAATGTTGAATCTTTATTGAAGAAATCTGTAACAATTGAGTTCCAGCCTAACTCAGCAGCTTTCTTGGATGCTGAACAAGCGTCTAAAGTGTTAGATGAATTTGTTGGAATTGCTAAGATTCTCAATGGCTCTGTCATTCAAATTGAAGGCAACATTAATGATACAGGAATTGGTGAAAGTGAAGCTGGTAAAAAACTGTCCTATCAGCGAGCAAAAACTGTTTCAGAATACTTGAAGCATAACGATGTTGACCCGTCACGATTTGTTATTGTTGGAAACGGCATTTCTAAACAAGTTGGAGATAATAAAACAGAAGCAGGTAAACAACAAAATCGTCGGACAGACATTTTCTTTAAAATAGTTGAATAATTGAAGCTTACTCCTCTAATTAGAGGAGTTTCTTTTAAAGAAAGCATATAAATTATAATTTAAATGGAGGAACATAAATGACAAAAGTTATGAAGTTGAATGTATCTTACGATGGCTATTATGGTGGGAGTGTTGATGAAACTGTAATTCTACCAATGGATATTAATGGAGTTTTATTTGAAGAGTTAGAGGAGAAAACATATAGTGAAGCAATATCTTTAGGAGAAATTGCAGGAAAACATAGTGACGAATACGGCGATTTAACAGTAGATTTTATTGATTTAGATGAGCTTTCCATTAAACAAGTAACAGACTTAATTAATGAATCATACTATGGTGAGTTTGAAGTTTACTTTGAGGGTGCAGAAGAGAGCCTGTTTGAAGACTCAGATGAAGAAGATGATAAAACTATTGAGGATAAAATAGATGAAATCTTTAAGAAGTATAATGTAGTACGTCCACGATGGGGAACAACTAATACTATTTACGGCAAGTTTATTGAACAACTGAAAGATAAATATGTAAAAAGCTTTAGTGATATCACTGTGCTAGAAGAAGACTATGATAAAGCTAGTAAGCTATTAAAAGATAACAATATCAAAACTTACGAGTGAGAAAGGAAGTAATAATGATGAAAGAACTAGATAATATTAAACAGCTAAATGAAAGGCGCGAGGTATTAGAAAAAGAGTTGAAAGATATTGTAACTGAGATTGTGCTATATAATCTAAAAAATGAATTACAGAAGCCATTAAGTGATGCTGGAATTGAAGTGACTAGCATTGAATGGGATTTCTATCCTGAGTCAGATGATGAGGGTGGAAGTATTTACTATCCGTCAGGATTGGAAATTAATACTGTTGACAACAAAGATTTAGAAGGAGTTACAATTAAGGAAGTGTACTATGGCGATGAGTATGACACAGACGTAGACGAATTTATTCGAGAGAAGCTATCTTATTATAGCTCTGATTTATATGATTATGATATTTATGAGATTGTGTTTAAGGAGGAGGATTGATATTTCACATCCCCTAGTTCACGCCAAGAACTCTGCTAAGAGGTTTGGAGGAGTACCAGACGATTATATTGAGATACACCAATGGTTTGATATGTCGAAAGAAGCAATGTCAGATATGCGCCATAGAGCATTGAGACACCACACTGTAGGAATTTATGATGCAGAGAGACTGTTTGGGAAAAGCATCGTCAACTCCGATGGCAAGGAAGTATTTGTGCGCTACATTGGAGAACAGCACATCCTCGAAGATTTAGGCTTCATTCCGAGTCTTGAAGATTGGTTTATTAATATGGAAATGCAGAAGTGGATGATGAGTCGAGATATGAGAATCCATAAAGCAAATAAAGCTAAAGATAAACTGCCTAAGAGTTTAGTAGGTAAAGTGAAATAATGGACTATACAAAAGAAGAATTAGATGAACATCTCAATGATGCTGACGCAGAATGTGAGCATGAATTAGACCCTAATTGTTACAGTGGAATTAAATGCTTGCATTGTAGTGGTTGGTTTTGTTATTAATATGCAAAGGAGGGGTATTATGTACGGTAAAGACGAATACTTAGAAATGCTAAAAGAAATGTTCACGGATAATGTCAACTATCCATTTGATGGCTCAGAGGAAGTCTCTGATTTTAAAACTTTCATAGAGATAGTATTAAGTGAGGCAGATAGTCTATATTCAGATGAATACCACTACAGAGAATATCCAGAGTTTAAAGACTTTCTATATACACATCATGTTGACACTATTGCTTATCACGCTTATACTGGTGAATATGACTATTGATAGGAGGATGCAAGAATGAGAGACTACTTAGATGAAGATGAGATATTCCTATTAGATAAAGCTATCGCAAATCCAGCGAAATATTTAATTAAAGTTGACAATGATGATGTGTTTGTTGTTGATATGGAAAAAGATGAATTTGTAGACGACTTTGGCTTGTATGGACAAGATATGATAATTGCTCTACTGAATCACATTGGAGCATCGGCAGAAACCGTGTAAACTAGAAAAAATGCAAATATGTCAGTGTCTGATTCGTCATAGTATACTGGCGTATTCGCATTGGTACAAGTCAGTAAAATCAGACTTTTATTGGAACAATAATCCAAATCACAAAATGAGTCTAGGAGGGGTAAAAATGGAATATGAAGTAAAAAAAGAAATTGAAATCACACTAAAACTTTCACAGAAAGAATTCAATACTCTTGTTTCAGGACTTGGTACATCATCACACGTTGATAGAAAAATAGTTGCTAGAAACAGTGGACTTTCCATTTTAAAGTCTGAGGACGATGAAGAATTTTATTCTAAAATTAAACAAATA